ACCATGATGCGGCGGCTAGTGTCATGGTGCCTTCGTGATACCAGCCCGGATGAACAGACCAGCCAGCAGCCAGTTGCTGTAGACCATCAGGCCCTTGGTCATGCGCTGCATGTTCAGACGCTGGCGCGTCTGAGTGCGGGCATTGGGCTCGACCTCAAGACGCTTGTCTCGGGGCAACTCAAGGTTGATGGTGCGGGTCAGTGCCCGGCGTGCGTTGATCTGCTGTGCTTCTTTGCGCCATGCTTTCATGATGTGTCCTTGTGTTGGTTGTAGATTACAGGCCGAGGCTGCGTTTCTCTGCGTTGACTGCGGCTTGCAGATCAGCGGCGTCATCCCACATGCACTCAGCCTGCTCACGGATGTCGCTCAGTGCAGCGGCGATGATGTCACCCTGCTTGTCGCAGAGTTCGGCACCGTCATAGGCCTTGGCCACTTGCTTATCCAGCACCCGGCCATGCAAGCGCACAGTCGTGGTGATGCAGCGCTCGACCATCACCTTGGTGCGGCGGGCAGCGTTGACGAGGCGGCGAGTAATGATTGCGTTCATGTTGATCCTAAGTTGTTACGATGGACCTGCAAGATGCAGGTGGAGGGGCATCCCTACGTTCATGACGATTCAGCCGTGGTGGTCTAGAACTTACGGCTTGGCGTAGTAGGTGGTCGAGTACCTATGCATCCCTCCATCTGCACCCTACAACCCCGCCTTGTGAGCGGGGCTGAGAGTCTAACCCCGGTTGGGATTAGGCGATGTCAGCAGCCTCGGGCTTGCTGATGGAGGTCACCTGTGCGGGGTAGATGACAGCGGTTTCGGCATCGAAGCCTTCACCGAACTGCACCTTCACCTGAGCAGGGGCGGTCTTGCCGTTGGCCAGCGTCGATGCGGCCTTCACACCAATCACCGTACCGATTTTCTCGGAAGGCGCGGTGGTTGCAGTCTTGCGACCGAACATGAAGGTCACGGTGTCACCAACAACAGGCACGACCACCTCTTTGGCAGCCTTGACACGAACGACATCATTCTCGATGTCGCTGCGCTTGGCTTGCAGCTTGGCGATCTGCTCGTCGATCTTGGCCAGCTTCTGCTCTTTCGTCAGCGGCACGGGTGCAGCAGCAACGGGAGCGGCAGCGGTCTGGTTCAGGTCGGCGTTGTTTTCAAAGGACATGGTTGCTCTTTCTTTCACGGGTTGGCAGCAGCATCGGATAGATGCTACCGAGTGCGGGATGCACTCACGATACCTCATCCCTCGTTGGTGATAAGGTAAAGTGGCTGCACCCTAAGCTAGCTCGTAGGGTAGGCGGGTTGGAGGTGGACCTCATCACCCATTAAGCCATCGCGTCACTTTGTCCGCTCTAGCCCTGCCTACGTTAAGGTGTTGTCCTCGTCAGGACCAGCTAACCGACCGAGGTTGCGACCTCAGCCGATGTCGTGTTGCATCGCCACGTTGTAGCGTTGCTGTGGAGTGATGTCACCGCGCACTGCAAGCAGATCAGCGATCTTGGCCACAAGCGCAGGGTGCGTCACCGAACTGAAGAAGTAAGCGGTGATCGGTGGTGCTGGCGGCACCGGGTCCACGATCAGGTCACTGCTGCGGCGGTTGAAGCTCGGTTGCTTGGGTGCATGTTGCCGTGACTGGAAGACAGTCTGACCACGGGCCAGATTGTCGGCATGAGACTTGGCTTTCTCATGAGCCTCGACGATTGACATGAATGAACGTACTGCCATGATGGCTCCTTAGTGCATGGGCACAACTGTGCGGATTGTGGGTGACTTGAACATGGTTGGATCGAAGGGCTCCCACTCTTCTACATTGGAGCCGAACAGATGGCCGATGCCAACCTCGGGATACCACAGCGAGCAGCAGTCTTGCCCAGCAAGCTGGAGCATGTACCACATGCGGTCACTGTCGCAAACATCATCAGCGAAGTAGCCGAACACGATCAACGTGGCCTCGTCCTCTTCGTCCTTGGCTAGCTGCACTTCAGCAGCATAGCCGGGCTTGAGCAGGGCACGCAGGTTGCCGGTGTATGTGACCAACCGGGAAGCCATGTTGCGCCCTTCGCCCTTGCCGTAGCGATCCCCCAACCCAAGGTTGAGGATGACAAGCGCACCGGGCCGAAGCCGCTGGAGCGTTTGCCGTGTTCCTTTACTGTCCATATCGGTCCTGTGTGTTGTTGTCGCCCACCCATTTACGGATGAACTCCACGATGTCAGTCGGAGGGCGATTGCCCTTTGCTTGGTAGCGATCAACAGTCCACCCGGCTTCCATGACCTTGGGCGGAGCGTTCATCGCTGCGAGTTCTTGAGACACGCTCATTGCATTTCCAGTTCAAAGCAGGAAGGGTGAACCACCTCAGCCTTTTGGTACGACCCGTTGCTAGGGTCAAGGATGACCGGCTTCTTACCGTCCATCATGATGTTGCCACCGTGCAGATCACCGAACAGATCGTGGCAGTCAAACTCACGGCCAGTGACCCGCAGCATGTAAAGTTGAAAGGCACGGAACACTGAGTCGAAGGACGGGTGGGCCTCTGGCTCGTTGACGCAGCAGTGACCCCACAAACGCTTGTTGTAGTGCCCTTGCCGTGGCTGTTCACCGTACTTCTTCATGACCACAAGGTAGCCACGCTGCTCATCGGACCACTCACTATCTTCTGATTCGTGGTAGCAGTCCACAAGGGAGTGGACTTCCGGGATCAGTGCCATGTCACCGCCACGTTCACGATGCCACATGCAGAACTCAAGCCAGTTGCGGGTAATGTCGTCACGGCGGCTGATCTTAGCGACCGTACCGTTACCACAATCCCACACCTTACCGTTCACCCCACTGTCGAGGTACTTGAGTTGGCTGCTGACAGCGCCTAAGAACAGCGATTGCTGATACATGACACACTCCTGAAGGTTAAAAAGAAATGGCTTGAGCATTATGACCACCAGAGAAAACATCTAGGGTACGTAAGTTGATTCGTCGGAGTCCCGGTATGTTGGGTTCAGCCCTATTGCGCCTTGCGGCATTATGAGCTTACACGTTATAAGGGCAACACGATCCTGTCGCTTGCTGCTGTCCATTGAGGTAAAGGACTATTGCGCTCTTGCCTGAAAACAAACTCCAAGGGCCTACGGTGCGCCGACGAATCGACTGTAGGCCTATGGGCTTTGCTCTATGCTGAGTCCGAGGAACAGGCCGGAGAGCCTGCCCTTTAACGTGATAAGGGTACGGTCCACCTTGTACGCCGTGGATGAGAGCGGCCTCGTTTTCTACCTAGGTACGCACCGAGCCCTAGCCCGGGCTTTCGTAGAGGCACCTATCGGCTCAGGATGCAGCGGCCTGACGCTTGGCGTAGGCCACTTGCAAATGCTTGCGGCGCAGGTTGCGGGCAGTGCCTCGTGGCACCTTCGGAGACTTCGGCAACACTCCAGCAGCCACAGCAGCGGCTTTGATGGCAGCACCAGCGGCACGGGTAGCGGAAATCCAATCACCTTGGTTATGCATACAGTTTCCTTTTCAGGCACACAGTACAAGAGCGTACTAGGAAGCCCACCACACGGATGGGCAACCTGCTACGTTCACACCAGCAGTATTGGCAGCAAAGCCAAGCCGAACACAAACACCGGGCTGAGCAAGTAGATTGCCAGCAGCAACCACAGCACACGGCGGAAGAAAGCGTACTGCGGCGCTTGGTCCCAAGTGCTCGCCATGCAGTACAGCGCCATGCAGGCCACTAGGGCCAGAGCAAGGGCTTGCATCAGACGATAGCCGGGTCAGCGGCTTCCACAGCAGCAGGGACAAGCGCCTTGGGCACCTTGTTGGCTTCGATGCCAGCAGCAGCAGCCAACGCATTCAGGATGGACTCAGGCTGACCAGCTTCCGCAGCCTTCTTGAGCACTTGCATCACCGCATGTTGCAGGTCGAAAGCCTTGGCGATAGATGCAGCCTTTTCAGGAGCAAACTCATCCCAAGTCTTGGCAGTTGCGCCTTCGATGTCCAGCTTGCGCTCTTTGTCGAACGTCACAAACAACACGTCCTTGGACTTCTTGTCGGTGTTGCGCTTGACCATGCCGTAGGCCAGAGCCCACTCCACGAAGGCTTGAGTCTGAGTGCGGTTGAGCACAGCGATCAGACGGTTCAAGGGCATCACATCACCGAAGCCACCGAAGGCTTCAGAAGCGCCATGTTGCAGGCAAGCCAAACCCAGCGTCTGGATTTCAGCAGTGACAGCAGCGTTACGCTTGGACAGCGCAGTGATGCGCTTATTCAGTTCTTTCAATTCCATGATTCACTCCAATAGGAACTAGCAAAGCGCTAGCGTTAACCACACCTATAGTGACGCCATCATCGTGTCAATACATTTTACGGAATAGATGCGGTTAACGATAGGCTTTGTGCCTATCACGGTGCGCTTACTAGACACCAGCTTACACTGGCCGCTTGGGCGCACCTGTCCACTCAAGCTCAATAGTTCCTGTCTAACCGTCGAGTCATGCTGTACTGAGTTATGGTAGGCGAGTAGGCGCTTTCCCTCATGCATGGCCCTATGGTATTCACAGCAAGCAAGACACGCACTAAGCCGTTATGGTTACTATCGCACAGATGAACAGCATAAGCTGCCTGTCTGTAACTTTCGCCATAACGTGAGTACGTCGCACACTGTATCCAGTAGTGGACTGCCCGGCACACTAGAGCAAAGGACGCGGCTATCCCTTATCGGTCCGGCGGGTATGCCCATTGGACCTATGCTCATCAAAGCTGTGCTTCCCATCAAGGCGCACTGATCCACAAACCCTTACGGCGCTTGCCTAAGCAAGCAAAAGAGCCTATGCATCAACACACTATGACAGCGCATCCTCAGATGACTAACTGTTCTCAACTAACTGGACGCCAGTATAACCGACATCCGATAACCTTGTCAACCCTAGGGCTATTCACCCTAGCGCTACTGTCTGGCCTTCAGTGTAACCACATCCGGCCATTCTGTCAAGACCCTAGCGCCGCTTTACGTATGGGCTATGCCATAGTGTCATGCGCTATCGTCCTGACTGGCTTTCAGTATCGGGCTTTCACCCTAGCCTGTCAAGTAGCCCGGAAGTAGTACAGTCTTTGCTCGGTGGCTGCTAGAGCCTATTGAGCGCTGTCTGTAGCCCCTTCCGGCTGGCCTCCAGTATCGTACTTTCAGGTACTACTCGTCAACTGTAATCCTTGTGCTTCAGTGTAAGACTCATGTACTACAGTCCGTCTCTGCTTCTTCTAGTGGCTGTGTCTATCCGCTGTGTCTATAGTCTCTAGTCTATAGTTCTAAGTCTATGGCTCTCAGTCCTTAGTTCTTAGGTCTAAGCGCTTACAGTCTGCGGGACGCAGTAGGCTTTCCAGTGTACTGGTTATAGATGCAGGGTTGGTTGTGTAGTATAGGTACTGAAACTAAGGTACTCATTCCGTCGCTGGCTGAAGGCCTAAGTGTAGCCTTGTGATGTACGCGCTGTAAGCCGAAAACAGTAAACAGATGGCGCCCATAGACGCACACAATGGGCCTAGCATGGCCGATAGCCCGAGCCTATAGCCCAGCCTGCCGTCCAGCGCCTAACAGGCACGCGCCCGTGCGCTATGCGAGCGCCCGTGTGCGCGTAAGAGCAAGCTCTATGCCAAGGCTAGTGGCACGGCTCTTGCTACGCGCCCGCGCTACGTAGCGTGCAGGCCCGCGCGGGTGGGAGGCCATGGGGGAAACTACGCGTGCGTTTATCGGAGGTGCCCCCTCGCTTTAGCATAACATTTTTAGCTTTTGCTTTGCTGATAGTTAACCCAAGCGTAGCCACCGTATGCGCCTAGGACTAGCGTTACGAACTGGCTACCATCGACATGCTGATAGGCTCTTGCCCAACAGGCCACCCCGACGACTAGCAGAGCCAGCCCAAACTTGCGACTGAGAAACTTATTCATAGCCTTTAACCTTCGGTCATGGCGACTCTAGGTCGCTAGCCCACTCACGTAGAGCGGCCTTATCAATGTTGCAGAGGCGGAGAGCATTCTGGTAGGCTAGGTTAGCCTCGGCCAGTTCTCCGTTGGTCCGGAAGCTAACAATAGGCTCAGGGCAGTGGCGCATCAGTTCCGGGCTTGGGCTCTCCCTCACGGTCTGAACCGTTGAGCAGGCTGGCAGGGCCAAAATCAGACCCATCAGAACGGCCTGAGAGCGCTTTTTGGACAGTGGTTGGTACATCGGTGTCACTCCATGCCTTTTCGGCTTGTAGGGCTTCTGAGAGGCCTTGCTGGGCATCGGCCAATTTGCGGGCCTGTGAGGCGATTTCTCGCTCTCTGGCTACGAGGGTGGCCGCGTCTTTTTTGCGGCGCAGGGCGGCCTGTTTCTGTGCGTCTGTGAGGGTTTTGACCTGCACTTCCAGCACAGCAGCCTGTTCCACCTGCTTCTTGAGCATGTACCCCATGCCGCCGAGGGCTAGCACTAGGGCAGCGATGGCTGCGATGAGGTACTTAGTCATAAGCGTAGCTTTCGGTGATGTAACCATCACAATTCTTTGATCCAGTAGATAGAAGTAGGCAAGGCCCAAGGTGCTGCGGGCCAGAATGGCTTGAATCCAGCGGCGATAAGGCCCCTTGCGCTAGACCAGCTAGTGGTCGTACAGTCAGAGACACAGTGCGTAAAGCCCTTGGCCTTCCAATCAGCCAGCCCTGCGGCTATCAGCTTGCCGTAGATGCCCTTGCCACGATAGGCGTTACAGACACCTGCACGGGAAAGGTAGGCAGTGTTATGGCCCACATCACTAAAAGCGACGAAGCCAATAGTCTTGCCCGCTTCACGCGCTAACCACCATGACCCATCGGCGGTCGGCATCAAGGGCTGGTCGCCCGGCAGGCAGCGGCGCTGGAGCGCGTTCAGCCCAAGCAAGGACGCTGGAGTTAATGCTTGCTTGATTCTCACGGCTGCATCCAGTCTCAAAGGTCTTGCGCTCATCGGCGCGGCGGGTGGTAAGGCCCGGAAGCACAACGAGCTTGCCCTTGACGCGGCCCTTGTTCCATCGTGGGAACTGAGCGCCAGCGCCCCAGCAGTCGCCAGCGTTGAGCTTGCGGAGAAGGGTAGAAGAAGCAAAGTTCCCCTCGCCTATGTTGAACACAAGGCTGGTGAGGGCGTCGAACTGAGCTTGGGTAATCTTGGTGGTGACTAACCGGCGTACAGCAGCTTGTGCGTACTCGGAGTCTTCTAGCAGTAGCTGAGCGCAGCGCTCATCGCTGAGTTTCTGGCCTAGCTTGGCGGTACGGGTGTGGCCTGCACAGACCGTGACCACGCCGACAGGATCGACGTAGGCCGCGTTCATCATGCCTTCGTGCTTCACGATAGCCCCAACGCCGAGGGCGCTGAGGGCTAGTACGGAAGCAGCCACTCGTTGTCGAATGGTGCCGATCATGATTAGACGATGCCGTTGGTCACTGCGGTAGCGGCGAAGCTAGCAGCTTGGTTGTCGGACTCGTCTTGCAGGCGAAGCTCGACGTTGCCCGCGTTCTGCGTGTAGGCCACAGACACGGCACCAGCAACCAGCGGAGCGCTGAGGTGCAGGAACACGAAGGGGCCATCGACCACAACCTTGGTGACGGTACGTGCTTGCACGGTGACGGCGAAGTCGGTGACCAGCGGGACGCGCTTGGGGTCCAGACCTTCGGAGTACGTCAACACGATCACGCTAGGCTGCGAAGCGCTAACGCTACGGGCAGCAATCACGGGCACGGTGACATCACGGAAGCCGTTGATGGCAGCGGCGCAAGCCGTGAAGAAGTCATGCAAGGGGTCTGCCGTACTGGAGATACCACCGTTGGCAGGGATGCCAGCGTTGATTTCGACAGCCGAGATAGCCTTGGCAGCTTCGATGCGGATACGGATGCCGTTCGACAGAAGGCCGGGGGATGGGAGGTTTTCAACACGCATGGTGGTTTCCTAGTGAGGCGGCAGTTACCTGCGGCGCTTGAGCATAGACGACCTTTTGGATGTAGGTGCGTCGTAGCGATTGTACCCAAGTGGGTCTGAGATTGCTTCGGCGTGAGCCTTAGCGGCGAGTGCAGCAAGCTGCTTCTTTTGGTCTAGCGAGAGTGCTTCATTGAAGTGGCGGACCAAGCCCTCAACGGCGTCAATGCGGTCGTCATGCACCAAAGCATTACGGACCCGGCACATCTTGGACAACTGATAGAAGAAGCTATACGTCAGGCGCAGTGCGGCTTGATAATGCATACTCGTTTCGAGGTCTTCGCGGATAGCGGCCTCGGTAACGATCAGTGATCCACGGCCAATGACAGGCTCAAGGGTGTTGATGATGCGGGCCTCTTTCTGCCCGGTAACCATGTCGTCCTCAATACCAGCACTAGGCAACTCCTTGCGGAGCACAGGGGTGAACACAGCGCGGAAAGCGCCATAGCCCATGTTCTTCTCAATCTTCACGACCATCGGCTTTGCAGCAACGTCAGCGAAGCGCTTGATCCTTGCGGCCAGCGCGTTCATCTTGTCGTTCTCGTAGCCACCGGGGATACCGCCAACGGCCAGCAGGTAGACATTCCCGTTAAGGAAGCCACCAATGGCGTAAGCAGTCTCGTCGGCATTGGCTCCACCGCCAGCGGGATCGATGTAGCAGACAACGCTTTGCAGCTTGGCTACCTCGGGGCTGACGCTGTGCGGCACGGTCAGCTTGAAGCTGAACTCATGCGCTGCGTAGTCGCGGAGCTTGTCAGAGGTCATCCCTCGTACAACGGCCAGCGGGAAGTTACCGCCAGCAGACTCAATAACCACCAGACGTTCAGTCTTGAGCGGGTACTTGAGTGCATCCATCATCGCAGTGTTCAGCATGTGCTGAAGCTGGAAGTAAGCCTGACCTTGGTCGCGCTCTTTCTTCTGCAATGCAGCCTCGTCGAGCAAGCCGACAAGCTGATCGTCCACGGGCATACCCTGATCGCCCAGCAATCCACCACCAGTGGCGAGGCTCGGGTTACGAGCAAGGCGCTGAGCGATGAGAGGGGCCAGATTCGAGCCGTAGTGCTCCATCTGCTCGGGCGTAGGGTAACGACCGGGCCAGATACGAACAGTCACGCCACGACCGGGCAAGCTGTTGTAGATGGATTCCATCGTCTGAGGCGTGCCTAGCCAGATGATCCGTCCTGAGCCGTTGATAGACGTAAAGTCTTTGGTAAGGTGAAGCAGCTTGGCCCGTTGGGTGGGTGTAGCTGAGTTCTTGCTGGACTCGATGTCATCAGGGATGAGCAAGTCGGCGCGACGGCCCTGCAAGTTAGCGTCGATACCAACACAGTCCACGGAAGCGGACTTGTCGATACCCTTGATGCTGTGGTGCAGGTCGAAACCCTCAACGGAAGTGCGGTCACCCGCAGCCTTGTCAGGCCGCATACACTCAAGCACATCCATGTTCATGATGAGCCGAACGATCAGGGTGCTGATGTCGGTCGCCTGCTTGCCGCCAGCCGACACGATGAGCACACGCCCCGTAGGGTTGTGGATCAAGTACCAGACAGCGAAAGCTGCGGCGATGGTCGTCTTAGCCTGTGATCGCTGAGCCTGCACCATAAGGTACTGTGGGCCGTAGGCGATGTAACCACCAATGTCGCGTTGGATGTCGGTGGTCGTAAAGCCCAGCTCTTCCATCACATCCTCAAGGAATGGGACGAAGGAAGAGTAGTGCTCTTGTACGAGGTTAAGCTGATCTAGCCGGGTATTGGCTAGCAACCCGCTTTCGCGGGCCTTCATTGCATCATCCCCACGCCGCCGTTAGCGACAGAGAAGGCTTCAGCAGCCTCATCCAACGCAGCCTGTGGAATCTTGCCCTTGCGGCGGTCAGCAAGTTTCTTGCTAAGGTCGCGCAGTGCTTCATTCTCAGTAGCGTCAGCGGTGATGTTGTTGTTCTTGAGGAAAGCGATAGCCGCGCCCAACAGGGCAGGGCTAGGCCGGACACGCTTGGTGCCCTTCTCGGTGCCTTCTTGGTCGAAGACAGGCTCGTCGTAGCCTTCGACCTGTTCGGTCAGAGCGTCGGCTACCTTCTGGTGCAGAGCACCTAGGGACTTGTCACTTGCTGCCATTGCGGACCTTCCACGGAATGTAGATTTTGTCTCGGATCAAGAAGACCAGAGAGACTACGGTGTAGACGAGGGTGGCTACAAGCACCCAATCCTGAAGGCTGATGCCGTAAAGGGAGAGGCCGGTAACCGCAACTGGCGGGGAGATACGCACGGCCTCGACGGCCAGTTCGGTTTTAGTGCTCATGATCTATTAAGGTCGTTCTGTTTCAAATTCCCAACTAGCGCTTTGTGTAACGCCAGTACGGGTGTCTCTAACTTCCCACACTGTGGTAACGTACATGCTAGAGTCTAACCTAGCAATGACAAGGCCAGTACCTAGGGGTGTCCAAGGGGTGAACACATCGCTAGCAGGTGGAGTAGCACCAAGCAGCAACAAAGGCTGATTGTTGGGGGCTAGCCATTTTGCCCTCACCTCTGTAAAGGGGCCGTAGTTGATGCCTCGTTTGGTAACCCAGCTAAGTATGCTAGAGCTTCCTGAGTAGTCGCCAAACTGAGTAATGCCAAAGTCCACGTTACCCGTGGTGGTTTGTGAGCTATAGTTAAACTGCACGTTTGCGTGCCGAGGAGTCTTAGATGTAATCCATTCAAGAATCCGCCGTGTGGTCATACGATGTCTCCCGACAGCACGGCTGTAGTAGCAGCAGTCTTGCGGACAGCCACAAAACCCTGGGGCAGCATAGTGCGGGAACCAGCTAGCAGACCCAAACCAGCTACCCGGATCGTAAGGCCCGTGGTAGTAATCAGGCATGAGCCGTCACTGTCCAGTCGCATGAATCCAGTTTCTCCAATGGCTAAGCCAGAGAGGTCCAGAGCAAGCGTAGCAGTAGTGGTGAACACCCACAACTGGTTAGGAAGCAGGCTAGCTGATACAGGCAGGGGGTTAGCAGCAACAGCAGCAGACGCGGCAGCGTTCACCGCAGACGTGTTAGCAGCCGTGGCGGAACCAGCAGCCGCTGTAGCGCTGTTGCCAGCATTGGTGGCACTAGTAGCAGCAGCAGTAGCCGACCCAGCGGCAGCGGTGGCACTATTACCAGCGTTCGTAGCCGAAGTGGCCGCGCCCGTAGCACTAGTAGCAGCGTTGTTAGCGTGGGTGAGAGCAAGCCCAGCCTGCGTGGTAGCTGTAGAAGCCTGAGTCGTGGCGGTGGTTGCAGAGCCCGCAGCAGCAGTAGCGCTGTTACCGGCGTTAGTTGCGCTAGTAGCAGC